AAAAAAAGTGCCTCTTCAACTGTGATATTACTTTTTACTTGAGCCTCTTCTTGATCTTTTAATCTCTTTCTGTATTTATCCATCATATCTATATAGTCATTAATAATAACTACACCAGCTATAAACATAGCGTGGAATTTAGTAAAATTCATAACTATAGTTGCTAAGACAGAACCAGCAATAAACGCACCGAATGCTTTAATTGCTACTGTAATTTTTTCAAAATTCTCAATCACTGATACAGTAATATCAGATAAACTTTGACCAACTTCTCTACCAAATTCTTTAATTCTTTTTTCATTATCTGCTAACGCATCATTTAGATTGCCAAATTGTTTTTTTAATTCACCAAACCAAGCATCAGCGATTGCTTTTTTAAATGTAAATAATTTATCTTGTAGCATTGATAATGTACCAGTAAGCGTTTTAGCAAATTCGTTTGTTGCCTCACCAAACTCACCACCCTCACCAAATACTTCTTTAAACCTTGTTATTGTGTCATTTACAGAAACAGTTACTCCTGCCTCAAAACCAAGCATTGCTCTAACGCCTCGTTCCCTAAATACATCAGCACTGGCAATACCACCAGCAAAAGACCTCTGAATTTGCTCGGCAGTTTGTTGGAAACTCAGACCTGTTGCAGATGCAACATTACCAGTGATCTGTAACATCTCAGCAAGTTCTTCTGCATCAGAAGAAACTACTGCTAAATTTCCTGATGCTTGTTGAATTTCTTGTAATTGAAATGGAACTTTAGATGCAAATTTTACCATTTCATCAAATGCTTTTGCGCCCTCTTCAGCACTACCAAATAAAAGTTTTAATCTAACTTGTAAATTTTCAATTTGAATACCAGTATCAGCTATGCTTTTGATTGCGATTGCACCAAAAACACCACCTAAAATGCCACCAAGTTTTAATGCTCGTGAGCCTATTTTAGACATTGAAGTAGCAAGATTCTTAAATGAGCCTTGCATTTTTTTACTAGAATTTTTGACTTCTTTATTAGCTTGAGCCATACCTTTTTTAAGGTCGCCTAAGTCTGCCTCAATCTTTACTATCAGTTTATCTAATTCTGTTGCCATATTTAATTATCAGGGTATCTTTCCATTAATTCTGCTAATTCATCTTTATTCATTGTAGATGATTGCTTACCAGTATTATATTCTTTGAAACCATCAATGGCTAGTGTAATTTCTGCTATTGACATATTGTAAAATTCTGATGGTTGAATACCCATCATTCCTATACAGACTTGAATCCACCTTTCTAGTGGCAACTCATAATTATCGTTATCTATAATTCGCTTTTTTTTTGATCTATCTCATCACCACTACTTAACGCTAATGCTAATAAATCACCACACATTTTTATAGCATCAACTAAACCCATCTGATTAATAAGTGCTTTGACATCATTATCTTTTATATCATTACCACCACCTCTGATCGCTAGAGTTAAGATAATTAAAACATCATTCATAGGCACATCTGCCTCAGATAATTTTGTAGCAACTTTCATGATAGATTTACCTAATGCAGACTCAATGCTCATAACAACATCAAGTGTCATTTTAGCTTTGTAGTCTACATTATTTGGAAAGTTTAGTAGTTTCTCTGCTCTTATTTGACTTGGACTCATTTATTTTTACCTCAATTTTAATCGTTTCATCTCTATCACCCACATTATTCAAAGATAATACAGGTGATGTTTTTCCATCAATAGTTACTTCAAGAGTGTTCTCATATCCTTTAAAAAAAGGAATTTCAATTTCATTGCCATTGACAAGGCAAGTATGTTCCTTTTCATTAATAGATATTTTCTTTTCAATCCACATATTAGACTGTCGCTATTGTTACTGCACCAGCAGATTCAAAGCTCATAGAATATTGAACTGAATCATTATAAGTACCACTGTATTCAATAGATGTTACTTGGAACGCACCAGTAAATGTATTGTAATCAGGTACTAAGAATTGAAAATTACTAAATGTTGTAGCTGAAAATGCTGTTAAAACAGATTGTTCAGATGCTCCATCTGTAAATACTCCACTTCCTGAAATAGAAAATGATTTAATTCCTGCGTTTGCTAGAAGAGTTCTCACTCTTGCTGAATCTTTATTTGTTACATCAATAGTTTCAGAATTGATAGATATACTTGTATCTCTTAGACCTGCTACAGTTGTAAAAGTTTCAGGTGAACCAGCGTTACCAATTTTGACTAATAATGCACTACCTTTTTGTACTGCCATTTATATTACCTCTTAAATTAACTATCAAATATAGTAAAATCTACATTCACTATACCATGTCTTGTTATCCCATCAACCTCTGTTAATGTGACTGCGTTTACAACATAGCTCATAACACTACTTGCACCACTTACGCTTATTGTAGCATTATTCAATAGATTGTAAATTCTTTCCATTATTTCCTTGATCTCTTTCTGTCCACGATATTGTGACCATACATCAATATCAACATTGTAGACATTACCATCAAGAGTTTTTGTGCCGACATCTCTCATTGTTTCAAGACCAATAATTACATATGGATATGCTGTGTCTTGAGGCGCTATGCTGTCAAATATTTTATTATTACCTATTAGACCATCTAAGGTGCTATCTCCTGATAACAGAGAATATATAGCTGATTGTAGATCGAATGAATGATATCCCATTATCTAACCTTTGCTGGTGCAACCTTAATTGGTTTAAATTGTTTATCTATAGAAACTTGTTTAGCAATTTTATTAGCAAATACTCTTGCTTTAAGGTATGCAATAGACTCATCTCCCATAAATGGTCTATCTAAAACAAGTTCTAGTCTTGCTGAATAGTCCATATTAGAGATAACTGTAGCACTAGGTTTATTACTTGCTGTTGCAAGTTTAGTCGTAATAGAGTTAATTAATCTACCAGTATCAATAGCTGGTGGATTACCTTGTGAAGATGCAACATGAGTTTTCTTGCCTCTTGGGTATTCTCTACCATCTTTAGGTGTTTGTTGCATACTTCTCATAATATCGTTTCTAAAATTAGTTGCTACTCTGTTTACATGCCTTGAGGCATTTAACTGATAAAGTTTTTCAGCTTTTATTACATTTTTCTCTATGTTAGAAAACATAGAAACTTTTATACCTTGTTTAGCCATTATGTAGCTACTCCCTCAGTTGCTATTATTTCTTGATATCTCTCTTTGCCCTCATCAACAATTTGTATGCTGGTGATATCAAACGCCTTAGACCTATAATATAACCTATATTTAGGTGTTAGTGCTGAATAGTACCTGATTGTAAACTTAAACCCTTGTGTTGCCCTTAATTGATCTCCAAATAGACCCTCTGAGCCTGATAATGGCTCTACTTTAGACCATACTGTTGCTTGTGTTGAATAGGTTGATGATTGACCACCACCTGCATCTGTAGACCCACCGAGAGTTTGCAAAGCGACTCTATTTCTAAACTCGCCTAAATACATTATCTCATGCCACCATAATGTGAAGTGCCTCTGTATGGATTAGTGGATAATTGTCTTACTACAAAAGGTTGTAGCAATGCTGTTGCTGAATAAGGAGCTTTGATTGCTTTATCATCATCTCCTCTTCTTTCAAATAAATAACTTCCATATATTAAACACGCTTGTTTTATTTGCATAGGAACAGCAGTGTTATCTCCATAACCAGCAGTATATTTAATTTCAATACCATTCACTGGTCTTAATCCAGTTGGATAAGATACTCCAGTCTGTAAAGTAAATTTACTAGGTTGACTGGCATTATCTAGTCGATAATTAGAAGTAGCCCATGTTGTTGCGCTATCATCATCAGCATAATATTTAACATGATTAATTGCTGATACTGGTGATTTAGGCAATATAATGTTTCTTCTTGAAAAGTCTTGATCTATTCCTAAATAAGAACCCTCTTGTACTCTTACATCAACATCATAAACAGTATCTATAAAAAGTTCATAAACAGTCGTGCATAAAGTTCTATTAGTATATTCTTTAGCCCAAGAATCTACTGCCTGTTTTATAATATTTAAAACAGTATCATCATCACTAGAATCTACTTTTAGATATGCTTTTAACTCAGCTAAAGTAATTGCTGAATCTGTTTGAGCTGTGTGTACTTTAAGTCCTGCCATAATTATTTCCTATGTAGCTAGTGCTATTGTTCCATTAGTTCCGACCATTGGCATCTCAGCAAAAGCCATGTAAACATATTTGCCACCATCTGTATTTGCTTTACCATCTGTTGTTGTAATTCTAAATGCATTGCTTTCAAAGTTTACAGTACAGTTTGTTGATGAGGTGTTATCACTAATTTTAACTGTTCTTGTTCTTTGTCCACCTAATCCAAAACCTGTTAATCCTGATACTTTTGTAAACCAATCCTCAGTTTGACCCCAGTTTTTAATCATTATCCATTTTGGTCTAAATCCACAATAAATCTTAACTCCACTAGCATTACCATTGCCTATATAAAATCCAAACTTAGAAAATCCTTGTATTTCTGCAAAACAATAAGCGATACTTGCCACTCCACTAGTATTGTGATGTGTTTTATTTCCTATAGACCATACTGAGCTTGTAGGTTTTGTGTCATTCCAACCACCAGCATCATCTTGAAAAGCACCTGTACCAGCAAACTGTATTAAGTCTGTTTCAGTATCAGAATATATCGTTGTGCCACCATGAAACACATCTCCATTATCTGCAACAGTAGTAGATTTTGCTATTATTACTTTTGGAACTGCTCCTAATCCATGTCCGATTGTGCCATTAGCACCTGTACCTGTATAAGTGCCAATAGAAATTCCAGCAGTTGTATTTACTTGGAGTGTTGATGTTATAGAGCCATCAGTATTTGAGCTGGTTGTTCCACCATTAGCTTTCCAACAAGCACCTACATAATCATCACCATCATTGTTTGTATTTTCTATATTGCCAGTTAAAGTAAATCCATCTGAAGTATAACTTGCTACATAAGTTGTTGTATCATAGGCAGATGAGCCACTTGGAACCCAGTTTTGTCCTGTACCCTCTGTAGAATTATTTAAGACTGGGTGTCCATTACCATTATATCTTTTAATCCAAAGAGCATCAGGTTTGAAACCCATGCCAGTAATTGTTTTTGTGCTATCACTCCCTGCCCATGTAGGACAGTCAAAGTGGTCTGATACTTTTGCTATTGTTGTAAATGCCATATTAACTCCTATCCATAATCCTTAATGTTCTTTGTGCAGATTGCATAGAATCCAGTTGGTACATCATATTCAAAGCTACCAATTCCAGCATCATCTGCATTACCACTTGATACTGCTGTTGCTCCAAAATGTCCATTTCCAAAATTACATAACATTCGAGCTGTTGCTCCAGCATTATTACTTACTGCTGTAACAGTAACACCCCAAAAGTCATCACCTTTAGCAAACGATAATCCAGCATTAGCTCCTGTTGCTGGGTTGCCAACATTGGAAGTACTAGGAGCATTAAACCATGTGCCATTTTTTCCAAACCATATCTTGCCATTATCTAAATCAAAAGCACACATAATGATATCGTTAAGACTTGCTTGTGAACCATAGTTTACAGTTCCACCACCACCAGTATCTAAAATGTTTGGTGTGCTAGGCATTGGTTGATAACTAATACCCTCGCAACCATTTGAACTTGAGCTATTACCAGCAACAGCAGTTGAGCCTGTTGACTTGAAGAAAGATGATGCATAAGTACCATTTTTTACTATGCCAAGAGTTGCTCCATTTGCTTGAGTTCTATCTGTTCCTATCTTAACCTCATAATACCACTTACCATTCTTTACCATTTGTGTACTAATACACCCACTAGCATTTGTATTGTAATTATTAAGTGATGTTCCAGCATATTCTAAAGCACCAATATCATATGATTGGTTGCCATCTAACTGGCAAAAATTATTGCTAGGTGTATCAGGTGATTGTTTTAAATCTCCATTAACTGTAAAGGTAGTGCCATTGCCTGATGAATCAGTACCCATAGCACCAGCATTTTCCATTTTCATAAACCAACCATTAGTTCCATAAGTTACACTAGGAGTTAATTTTGCTTTCCAACCACCAGTGGAGCTATCAGTTTCACCGAATACTGTAGGCGCATAAGCTAATCCATCTATGTTATGAACATGAGTCATGACACCTAAGAATTGGTTGCTACTAGCATTTATACCAACATGCCAACCATTAGATGTGCCTGACATTTCTTTATTTAACATAAACTCATGGTTTTGATTTGGAGCTGTAGCAGTATCAAAAGCAGTTAATCTTTCACCATTTATATAAATTTTTATTCTATCTGTAGAAGTAGACAAGGTACTATCACCAACAACGACAAGATGATACCAAGATGTGCAATCTACAAGTAATCTAGTAGTTTCATGATTATGAACTACTGCACTACTTATGAACTCAATAACTCCTATTTTTTTATCTGACCTGTAGTCAATACTAAATTGATTACCACCAGTATTAGTATTTGATAATAAAGTTTGACTTGCATTTGTTCTGTTTATTTTAAACCACATAGATACAGTAAATTTTTTTGCATCTGTTGGTGAGCTTGTAAAATCTTTACTTAAATATGATGCCATTATATTCTCCTATGGATTCCATTGTCCTGAGTTTTGCATACCAACTTCTATAGTAATACTAAAACTTCTGTCTGCTGTTTGACCCTCTGCATCTGTAACACGAGCTGTGAAAGTGTAAGTAGTCGTTGCACTTGCACCACTTTCTGTGCCACTAATAACACCTGTTGATGAATTTAAAGATAAACCACCAGCTAATGAGCCACTAGCGATTGAATATGCAAGAGTTGAATCTCCTGATGCAGATATCGTTGCTGATACACTTCCACCAGCAGAAAAAGTACCAAGTGTTCCTGATGCAGTATTCCATGTGGGAGCATCTGAAACTGTGAGCAATGCTGAACTTGATCTAACAGCTAATCCATCATTGTTTTCTATTCTTAAAAAATATGTGCCATCTGTTCCTAAAGTAAAATTAGCAACAATAGTTGTCGCATTAGTAAATGTTACTGAATTAGCAGAAGTAATAGCACCTGTTGTTGAAATTGCCTCTACCTGTGGAACACTTACAAAATTAGTTCCTGAAATTGTAATATTCGTTGCAGTATTTTCTATTGTGCTTGGAGATATACCTGAAATTGTTGGGTTTGTGCTTGTTGCTTGGTCTGCAAAACTTAAAGTTCCACTTCCATTTGTTTTCAATACTTGATTAGCAGAGCCATCAGCACTTGGTAGAACCCAAATTTGATCTCCTGTCAATGCTGGAGATTCAAAACCTACATAGTTCCCACCCTCATAAAGTCTTAATTCGTTATTAGAACCACCAATAGATAGATTGCCTGATGTAGTTATAGCACCACCATCAGCTATGCTGATAGCATCATCACCATCTGTGAACTCAATTAATGCTGTTCTTATAGAATCAGCTTTAAAATATTCTACAGTATCATTAGATTGATCTAGCGCCATAATTAAAATATTGGCATCATTATCTTCATTTCTTATATAAAGAAGATTGTTTGCAGAGTCGTACCACAGTTGATTCGCATAAGTAGTTGAGGGTGCTGATGTTCCACTTGATGTACTTGCTAATGCTTTGAGTGCAAGATTCAAATCAGACCTTGTATTAGGAAATGTCTGATTGGCTATATCATAATCGTGTTGACTCATCTATCTATAAACTCCATAAGTTGTTTCATTCTCTCATATTGACTAACTGCTTTCAAGATATCCATAACCTTTAGCTAAATAGTCAAAGTTTCTATCTACAACACTACCAGTTCCACTTCCTTGATAAAAAGTTATCGTAAATCCTGTTGCTGATTTATTACTAATTACATAGCGTTCATTCTGATCTAAGTTACTAACTGTTATACCGAGTGCCTCTACTGACTTAAATGCTGGAGAATAAGTAACTACTTTCCCACTACTACTTGTTCCACTGGCTACATCTCCCTCACCATAAACTCTATCAGGCATGTCTACTGTTGCAGATAAAGTATGGATAGCTGGAGCAGAGGTAACATTGGTAGTTGTTAGTTTTGCTCTTAGTTTTATATATCTTGCTTTATAATCTCCAAGTACATAATTTCTATAATCAGTGTATGTAGTGTTATCATTACTAGTTGAAATTTGCATTTGAACATTTACATCATCAAATTCTGTATAAGAACCATCAAAAAGACCCTCTCTCGCATCAAAATTACCACCAAAACTATCAAATAAACTTGTTGGGTCAAATCTATTGAACCCTAAATTCACTGTCACTCTTGAGGTATATATGCCACCTGTATCTATTATTGGGAAATCATAAGTACCCTCTACATTGTCTGCTGTACTACCACCATCATCAAAGTTGCCTGACTGAGCATCAAAGTTACCACTAGCATCATCAAATAACTCTCCTGTTAAGAGTTGTAGATAATTAACACCCTCTCTTGTAAACACCTCTACATCTGATTTAGTACCTGCACTAAAATTAGGAGATTGGGTAGAGGTTTGCACAATATTAAAGTTATAATCAATTTGATTTAATATAACTGCTGATTTTGTAGAATTTAAACTTGATATACCTAGTACATCTATCGCTTTTATCATATATGTACCATTTTTTGCTGGTAATGATACAGTAGAGGCAGGTTTAGATACCTTTTCAGCTAATATCTGACCCTCTTCAAAAGTAGCACTTGTTGTATCTGATGTATGTCTAACAACATAATGACTTAAATCCAAGTCTGATACTGGTGTCCAAGACAACTCTGCTTGACCATTAATAATGTTAACTGAAAAATCAGTCACATCACTTGGTGGAGCAGTCTTACCTACAACAGTATGTTGAATAGTAGTAAAAGAAGAATAAACATTAAAAGCGTTTACTGATCTTGCTCTAATATTATAAATAGCACCATCTTGCGCATTTACGAGTTCAAATATATTACCTTTAGATTTACCTAAACTTACATATTCACTTCCAGCGATATTTGTGTTCTGCGCCTCTACTTCAAACTCATTTGTTGTTCCCTGATTAGATGAACAAGTAACAATTAATACTGCCAAAGGTGTTTCTGCATAGGCTCTAAGTTCATCTACTGCTGTTACACTAGGTGGCGTAACATCTGTTGGAGTTGGTAAAGTTGTATTATCTAATGATAGTGCAGATTCTTCTGCACTCCAATCATAAATTGAAGATGAAGTTTCTTTTAATACTACTGCTATAGAGAAATCATCTGCATTTGAATTAAAAGACCATTCAGCTACTTCAAAAACTTTAGATGAAAAACCAAATCTTGTATTAGTAACTGATACAGTATCGCCAACTTGTATCTTAAAACCTGTTCCTTTGAGTCTACCTGAAATAGTTTGTTGTTGTCTGTTTTTTAGCAATACTACTTTTGCAATTCTTTGTGCAGTTGCACTAGATGTGGTAAATGGTAAATCAATATCAGCATATATACTCTCTCCATCAGCATCAACAAAAGTAGAAGATGTAACCATAGGATAATCTGTTGCCACCCAATCAGTTTCACTTGATGTAAATAATCCTTTAACTGTATTGAACATATCTTTCCTAGATTTTTTAGTAACTAAATTAATACCACTAATAAAATCATCTTCAGTTAAAGTTATTGTTGGAGAAACATATTGACCACCTGTTAAAGTAAATTTTCCATTAGAGTATGCCAGTGTTCCTAGACATGAAGTAAGTAAATCATCTAACAGTTCCATAGGTGCAATATCAGAATATATAACGCCATTAGCAGTATATTTTTTTTCTGTACCACCTGCTGATAAATTTACATTAGTATCACATAGATTAGCCATTGTGGTAAAACTAGCAGTATCAATATTGCTTGTACTAATGCCCATTCCTATGGTTTTATCAGTTAGATAATCATAAATAACTAATGCTGGATTTGATGAAAATGCAGTAGAGCCATCTCTGAAATCTAAAACTTTTTTACCTTTTATTTCTGCACTTATATTTGGTATGCCTTGTGGAAACATATCTGTGTCATAATCCATCTGAACATAAAGATATGATATACCTCTTAACCTATGCTCAGTAGTCCACCCACTTACTTGTTCCACTAAATCTTCATCAGCTAGTTGGTCATCACTACCTAAATGTAATTTTATTTCCACAGCTTGTCTTGTGTATATAAAATCTAATGGTAATCCTCTAAAATTAGATTCTTTATCATATTTTTCAGGAGCAGTTGGTCTAAATGTAGTAATACCATTTGAATCTGTATGAATACCTGTGAGAGTGAGTTCTTCATCATTAAAATAAATTTTATCTATCGACTGTATTTCATGACTACATAATCCAATAACTAAATGAAGTCTTTTATCATTATTAGTGGTTTCCATAAATAAAATACCACCTGATTTCTTAGAACTTCCATAAACCATATCACGAGCAATAATTGGTTGTTTAACCATTAAAGCCCTATTTTGAGATTCAATAGCATAGCTTTGTTGATTTAAAGATGAATTTCTTGATCTAGGTTTTATTGTTAATGCACTGGCAACATAACTTGTTCCAACCATTATTGCTACATTGTACGCAACAGCTCCTAATCCAGCTAAACTCCCACCCATAGCCATACTAGCCATACCAATAAATGCGCCAGTACCACTAGCCACCATGATTGCTACAGTTACAGCACCTATGATAGTATTTACTGTACTACCCATTTATCAACCATTCCTTTTTAGTATATTTAGTTTTTTTTTCTGAAACTTTTAGATCAGCAACTCTTAGAAATGAAATGGGTTTATTTAAACCTAATTCTTTTGCAAAATATTTTTTTCCCCAATTATAGACATTATTAAAGTTTTGATCTTTGCATATACTATCAATAATCCAACATCTATCGCCTGATTTCCAAAAATGATTTAACATTTGACCAGTTATTTTATAATGTGATTCAGCTTGTTCTGATAAAAACGCCCAAGAAGTAAATGCAATTATTTTATTATTTTTTCTATGAACTTTATATTGACCTAATTTAATACTTGGCTCAACATGAGATCGTAATTGTTGATCTGTGTTTAATTTATATTTATCGAATGTTTTATAAAAACTTACAATATCTAATACTTCAGGAGAAACATTATCAGTTATGACTATATCAATCATTTGCTCCCACCACCCCATGCTATTGATTTATTTTGTAAAGATGCAACAAACTCTAAACCTCTATCATTTGGGAATAAATCTTTTTGATCTTCATCAGTATATCTTCTATCAGTTGGTTTCTCTAAAATTATCATTTTATTTTCAACTGTAAATTTTAAAGTAGAAGAGATGCCTTGCTCATCTAAAACCATTGTGTCAATAAATCCCTCAAATATCTTATATGGAGTATCAACAATCACATCTGCGTTACTTGTGGTGGTTAGAACTCCAAAATAAACTTCAACCACCATACCAGCTACATCATCATTTAATCCAGCAGATAAAATTGATGAATCTAAACCAGTTAAATTTATTTGTATTCCTGATGCTTTAGTGTCTGAAGTTTCAGCTATTTGCGATATGTTTAGAATATGACCTGATGATAGGTAGGTATTACCACCAATAACTAGATCATTATAAGTGGTATTGAGTAGCAATGCTCCACTGGTAAAATTCATTTTAATAGCATAAAAAGGTCTTATTTCTGAGCTATTTAACTGTGCAAGAAAATTTGAGCCAATGGAACGAGCCATAATTTATTTCTTCTTAGAAGTTTTCTTTTTGGTTGTTTTTGTAGCTTTCTTTTCTTTTACAACTACTTTTTTAGATTCAGGTTCAGAAACTTTTACTTCAATAGCAAAGTTAGCATCAAGAAATGACTGAGCCATACTTTTCTGCCAATCTTCTTTACAGTTAACAATTTCATCAACCTTGTATTCTTTGGTTGCATTTCCACTTGCATTGATACTACCAAAAACATTTTGTGTTATTTTTATTTGCATAATTACCTCTATTAAAATTTGATTACTAAGTGAGAGGCTAGGGAAACGAGCTACCAAATATAAGGTAAACCTAACCTCTCACCAATGCAACCTAAGTTGCTATTTAAGCATCTGTTGAGTCAACAGGATTACCAAGTATACCTTGAACACTTATTGGCGTTCCATTACTGTGAGTACCTGTAGCATCAATTTTCACTCTGACATATCTTGACCCACCAATATAACCTATTTGAGATGTTTGTGGAGTTTCTCCATTCGCATCTAAAGTTAGGAATATACCATTAGAATCAACACTGCCCTCAGTGACACTTGTGCTTGAAGTCACAGCAGTAAAAGTAGAATCATCAGTGGACTCTTGAAGAATGAAATCAAACTTCACTGACCCTGATAATGTATCTCCCTCGATACCACTATTAACAACAAACATAACAGATTCAAAACCTTGTCTGTCTACTGTAGTTCCATTAGCATCTGCTGTAAAAACCTTAGCATCTTGACAAGTCACTGCTTTAGTATTATTTGAAATATCTCTCATATTATCTCCTATGCACTAACATTCTGTAGTCTAATTGCCTCAGCGTTTACCACAGCACCGCCAACTCTTCTACGAGCTAGATATCTAGTGTTGCCAACATTAGCCTGAGAATAAGGGTCACGCATGATTGACATGCTAACTCTATCCACTAATGTGTATGCTCTAGCGAAATCGCCAAACGCAATAGGTTTTGCACCTGCTCCAACATCAGGCATATCTTTTGCTAATACATAAGTATACCCAGCTATTGTAGATGGTGCGCCTGAAACTAAGTTTAATCCAACATGGAAAACTTTTTGTCCAGCAGTATCTTCTAATTGTAGAACTTTAGCAAAAGTGCCTCTGTTCATAACAAATTTAGAGTTTTTCAAATAGTCTGATTTGATCGCATAGATCAAGTCATAAAGACCATTAGCTGTAAGTGCAGTACCA